GGCTAACGTGGAGCGAAATAAATTTCACCGTAATATGTATGATATTTTTCATATCTTTGGTATCAAATAAAAAACGAATCATGAACGAGGAAGAACTAACCGACATCACACAGAACACGCCGAGCGGTCCATTGATGTGTAAAGGAACTTACACGAAGACGTTCAACAAGCACATGAAATCTTTGAGGGATAAGTTGCAACCGAAGGCAATGGATAACATTGTTTTTCGTCAGATAGTTGAAACGTACGCGAGGGTGTGTACTGATGAAGAGGCGGTTGACAAATACATCCAAGAAAATGGGTACACTTACAACGATGGTGTTTCGGGCGTTATCAAGAAAAGCCACGAAGCTGTATTGCAAAGTGACATCCGGCGGTTGAAACTTCAGTACATGAAAGAGATATTTAAATTCAAATTTGACGGGGCTGGCGAAAGCAATCTGAAGGCGTTGATAGATTAAAAAAGAACAAAACCCCTTTTTTGGCGTGGGGATATAAAAACGCTGATTTAATAAAACATATTATTATGAGTGATTTGAAAATATTGGAAAACGAAGGAAACCAACAGGATGTGAGAATTCGTTGTATTGATTATGCAACTAGAGTCGTAGGAAAACCAGAGTATTTAGACATTAACGGTAAATGGGAAAAGCATCAAGAGGACGTCATTGATGTTGCAAGACAGATATACGAATTTGTAACGGGTAGTAATTAAAAAACCCAGCGGGTGTAGCTCAATTGGTAGAGCAAGGCGTGTAATTGTCAAAAGTGCTGGTTCGATTCTAGCCACCCGCACCAAAATAACAAAGCGATGGAAGAAAACAATTGGATAAGCGTAAAGGAAAGGTTGCCTGAAGAGCCGGGTGTTTACAAAACTCTTTTAAATAATGGAAGGGGATTTATATGGGCTGAGCTTAACACCTTATGCAAAGGGTCAGAGGGTGTTTTTTGGTGGGATTATCTCTTCATAACCCACTGGCAACCACTCCCAAAAGCACCAACCACATGAAAGCACCAGCATGGGTGAAACGAGTTGAGGAAGCTACGGCACCAGCGAATAAGGAGAAGTACTTTTTCGATTGGAAGGAAGGCGTGAGGCGTGTGAATTTCATCGAGGGTGTTTGTCGTTATCCAGAAGGGAGCAAGGCGGGGCAACTCATCCAGCTTGAAGATTGGCAGAAAGAACAAATCATCTACCCCACTTTCGGGTGGAAAAAGAAAAGCGACGGGCTGAGAAGGTTCCGGAAGGTGTTCATTTTCATTCCTCGCAAGAATGCGAAGACGACATTGATCGCTTGCGTAGGTCTTTCGGTGCTGTTTCAGGACAAAGAAGCGGGGGCGCAGATGTTTTGCCTCGGTAGTGTGAAGGAACAAAGCGCAATTATCTACCGAATCATGCGCCAAATGATTGAAGCGCAGCCAGAATTACTGGAAATGCTCAACGTAAAAGCCAGTGAATTCCAATATCCGGACACGAATAGCTTCGTTAAGGTGCTGGCTAACTCACCTGGCAAGCATGGATTGAACGCACACGCGGTATTTGTTGATGAGTTGCACGAGTTTTTGTTGCCTCGACACGTCGAAGCCTACGAAGCAATAGTAACTTCCATGATTTCGAGAAGCCAGCCGATTGAATTTTTGATGACGACGGCGGGGTATGATACAAATTCGATTTGCTACGATGAGTATTTATTCGCAAAGGATTTGATCAGCGGCAAAATAGTTGATGACACTTATTTGCCTTTGGTGTTTGAAGCTGGCCATAATGCTGATTGGCATGATAAAGATGTCTGGCAAAGGGCAAATCCAGGGCTGGGAGGCATCATTCCGCGCGAAAACTTCGAGCATGAGTATGAAAAAGCCTGCCAAAGGCCCTCTACTATCAACACATTCAAGCGTTTACACCTCAATATGTGGGCCAATGCGCTCGAAAGTTGGATTGTGGACCGCGTATGGATGGAGGCAAAGAGTGATTTTGTTGCTGAAGACGTGGCACATTTACCTTGTTGGTGTGGTTTGGACCTTGCCAGCGTGCATGATTTGAATGCTTTCGCTACGTTGTGGGTTGATATTCCTAACTGGAATTTCTATTTGAAGGTTCACCACTTCGTTAATGAAGAGAAAGCACGTAGCCACACGGCAGGGCGTGGCGTTGACTACTTGAGTTTCGAGGCTGAAGGTAGCTGCACGTTGACTGAGGGAAATGTGACTGATCACAAATCGATTGAGAAGCACATAATGAAATTCAGCGAGACGAATGATATTCGCACGGTTGCTTATGACAGGGCGCATAGCACGTACATCGTCAGCGGGTTGATTGAGAAGGACATCCAGTGCGAAGAGTTTGCACAGTCGGCTATGCACATGAGCTACCCAACAAAGCAATTCGAGATTGAGATTAATAACGGAAACATGGTTCACGATGGCTCCGACTGCATGAGATGGGAAATGGGGTGCGTTGTGATCAAGCGGTACGAAGATGAAAACATCAAGATAACCAAGAAGATGGGGGACCAGTCAAAAAAAGTTGATGGCCCTGTAGCTGCTGTAATGGCATTCGGGCAATTTGTACGTGAGCATGGAGAGCGCGAGGTTGAACCATCGTTCACGGTTATAGGATTGGATTAATTTCCCGCGTGCCTACGTCGATGGTTTAAATAATTTTACTACATTTGTGACGAGAGTGAATTTCATCGGTTCATGTTTTGTTTTTAATTTCCAAGCCTCCTTTAGTCGGGAGGCTTGTTTTTTTTGTTTATATTTGCAACTATGGGAGTACGTAGCACTGTTTCTGGTTGGTTTTCAAATACGCGTGAGGTGTATGTTGGAAAAGCTGACGGGAATTGGGCCGAAAGGTTGCTCCCTCAGATGTCCGCTACAGGCGTGACCATCACCCCACAAGTGGCAATTGGAGTCAGCACCGTTTATGCGTGCATTCAGAAGATAGCTACCACCCTTGCACAACTTCCTATTGAATTATATGACGGCTCTGGTGGGTCTTTTGACCTTATCCAAGACAATCGAACGTATTTGTGGAACGTTTCACCAGACGAAAACCAAACGGCATTTAGATTTAGGGAAACGCTTTACGCGCTGATGCTCTTATTCGGCTGTGGGTATGCGGAAATAATCAGAGACAGACGAACGGGCGACGCCATAAAGCTGTGCTACCTTCAGAAAAGTAAATTAAAAGAACTTAGAGATGCGGAAGACAACGTTGTTTGGGAGTATAAAACGAAAAATGGCTACCGTCTCATCAATGGTCGCGACGTTCTTCGCTTTGAGTATCTTTTTTCTGAAGGACCTGCTCAGACGAGTAAGGAAACTGTTTCGATACTAAAAGCCGCACAAGATTACGCGAGTAAATTCTTCGCTGGCGGTGGTGTTATGGATGGGCTATTGACTTCAGAGGCAAATCTAACGCCTACGCAAATTGATTCATTCATTGAAAGCTGGGCGAAGCAATCAGGCAAGCAAACGAGAATGCTACCTTTCGGGCTCAAGTACACGAGGTTGGGCGTTGAGCCAGACAAAGCGCAGAATACTACGTCTCGCGAGTTCCAAGCCACACAGGTCTGTCAGATATTTAATATTGATCCGCGAATGATCGGTATAAATTCCGCTTCGGCTTATAAGTCAACACAGGAGGCGAGTAACCATTTCGCGGTTCATTGTATTACTCCACTTGTCAACAGGCTTGAAGGGGAATTGAATTTAAAGATGCTTTTTCGTGGTGAACGCCAGCGGTTGTACTTCCGTCATAATCTTGATGAGCTTGTACGTGGTGACATCGAAACACGCTTTAAAGCATACGATATTGGTCTAAAGTCTGGGTTCTTAAACCGTGACGAGGTCCGCGCAAAGGAGCGCAGAAACAAAATTTCAGAAGGTGGCGACATCTACACCGTACAGGTGAACCAGATAGCACTGGATAAAATGCAGGAGTACAGCGAGAAGATAGCGCAAGCGGGTGACGCTGGTGATAATGCTGGTAACAACTTAGAGAATGAGTAAAAAAACAACCCGCGAAGAAATCGAAATGCAACCGCAAGTACGCGCCGTTGCAAAGATTGGTTCGTACAATAAGGAGGCCCGCACCGTTGAAGTGACGGCGGCGACTGAGTACGCTGTACAACGGTACACGTACGACGAAAAAAAGCGCGACTTCATTGACTTCAACGAAATTCTTTCTTTCAAGCCTGAGCATTTCAGGACTGAAAGACTTGAGCAAGGTGTTGTTACATTGCTTGACAACCACGACCGCTACAGTGGCGCGAAAGGTGTTCGCGGTGTTATCGAAGGCTACGAGCTAACGAACAACACACTTCAGACTACTGTACGATTTGGCAAGCGTGCTGAAGCGCAAGAGATAGCCGACGACGTTGAAGACGGTATATTGAAAGGGTTTTCATTAGGGTATAGAGTTTTCGAGTACACGCCAGATGGCACGGTAGGTGAAAACGGGCTACCAAATTGGAGGGCTACAGATTGGGAGCCGCTTGAATTGAGTGTTGCACCAGTACCTGCCGACCCTCGAAGCACATCGAGAAGCGAAGAGAGAAAAGAAAATAAGGAAACCAAGCACACGGCGTTTGTCGTGCGTGAAGTAGAAGAAACACCACCCGCAAAGGTTGTGACAATACCCGCACCGAAAAAAGAAAAAGAAACCCCGCAACGATCAGTTGCGACAAATAAACACACAATGACTAAAAATTCCACGGAATTGAAGCAGTTGCGGGAAGAGAAAACCCGCTTACTAACTACCCTCGACGGGCAGTCAGAACGCTCGACAGAGCAAGAGACTGAAATGGATACCCTAGCGGGCGAAGTTAAAGCACTCGATAAGCAAATCGAAGCACGTGAGCAGCGCGAAGCTGTTTTAGCGGCAAACGCGAAAATCGTTGACCCTGCAACTTCAGGAGATGGCGAGACACGCGAAATCAACAAAGCGGTAAAAGGTGCAGACTTTGGACGCGCGTTTGTGGCAATGGCTGACGGGCGAAAGCTCGAAGGTGCACTTGCTGAGATTGATCAAGAAGGAAAGCGTTCGTCTCTTGACGGTGGTGGCGCGAATACATTCTCTTATCCTACTGCATGGTTAGGAACACGTGCCGGTGGTGCTGATGACTTCCAAGCGGGATCTGGTGACGGGTCTGGATTTGTTCCAACGGTAGTGCCTAAATTTATCGAGGCTTTGATGGCTCCTACAGTAATCGAAACACTTGGGGCAACCCAATTGAATGGATTGGTAGGTACTATCCAATTCCCTCGCGAGTCGGCAGCGGCTACAGCAACGGCAGCGACAGAGGTTGCGGCGGGTGCTGATGCTGGATTAGAGATTGACCAGTGGACTATGACACCAAAGCGTTATAGCTCAAAAACAACCTACTCCAAGCAGTTGATGCTTCAGTCGCCTTTGGCTGCTGAGACGATCATCGCAAACGCCCTGAGACGCGGGCATGACAGGAAGTTGAATTACGATATGTTCAGCGGTGGCGGTTCTGCTGCAATCACTGGACTTATGACGTACTCAGGTGTTAACGCTCCAACGATTGCTGACGGCACGGATTACGAGCAGATTTGCGCGGCTTTGCGTAAAGCGGTTCTTGAAGATCACGGAGACCTTTCAGCATCGAAGTTTGCAATCTCACCTTTAACAGATGAGTTCTTCGGTTCTGCGGTAAACGTTACGGGTGTTGATGCTCTTATCAGAGATGGTAAGATTAAAGGCAGCGAGTTTATGGCAACTCCTTACCTTGCTGATTCGACTGCGATACTTGGGCAGATTGTTTATGGTGACTTCTCGAATATCTTGTTTGGTAACTGGGGCTCACTTGATTTCCTTGTTGACCCTTACACTTCGGCGAACACTGCGCAGATAGTTATCCACCTAAACAGATGGGTTGATATGCTTGCACAGAACCCTGAAGCGTTTGCACGTTATACACAGGTTGGCCTTACCTAAGCCAATTTAGGATAAAGCAAAAAAGTAAGTTTTTTCAACTAAGCCCCGCCCACAATCGGGTGGGGCTTTTTCATTCAAATCATGGCAACAGTTAACACCAAATTCACGTCAGCAATAACTCCAGAGGACATCATTAGCTTGGCTAATTTGAAGGAGCATTTGCGCGTTGACTTCACGGACGAGGACACAACAATCACCGCCCTTCGACTTGCTGCCATTAACAAAATTCAAAACCTTTGCGGTAGAATGATGGACCGGGTAACGGTTGAGTTCTATGCGGAAAGTTTTTACGGCATCACGCTTCCGTGGTCGCCAATCATTTCGGTTGAGAGCGTAAAGTACAAAACCGACGCGACGACCTACGCAACGCTTGCTGAGGCTAATTGGTGGACATCGTTAAATTCAACGGTGCCACGAATGGAGTTCACGAATACGCCGTCACTGTATAGCTACGCGTCAGACCGCGTAAAAATATCAGCAACGATAGGATGGGATGCCAGCGCAGGCGAAACACCTGAAGCACTTGTAACGGCGGTTAAATTACTGGTAATGGACTGGTACGAGCTTCGAGGTGATACGATTGTAGGAACAATAGCGCGACAAGTTCCAAACGGTATTATGAATGTAATTTCAGAATATAGAAATCTAGGATGAGAGCGGGAAGATTAGACGTACGTATTGCCATTCAGAGTGTGACAACTACTGTATCACTCACTGGCGCGGCCAATAAATCGTGGTCAAATTACGCTACGGTATGGGCAGAACGTGATGACCGCGCAAAATCTGGTACTGAAGATGACCACAGCGATCAAATCACCCCTATACAAAGCCTCGTTTTCAAAATAAGGTACTCGCTATCAACGAAGGCTATTACGCCTCAGATGCGCGTTGTGTTGGATTCTAAAATCTACAATATTATTTCAGCTCAGGAAGTTGTTCATCGTGAGTGGATCCATTTGAATTGTGAGCTCAGAAATGACGGTGCAGGGTCTTCAACTCCTGCGGCGTGTAGTCCTGGAACGTATGTAAATTCGGACGGGTCTTATACGTTGGAAATCACAAGCGGTGCAACGGGCACTGGTCCTGATGTAACGGTTACGGATGCTGACGGCACGACGCGCGACGTTGTGGCTAACGTTGATGTTGCTTGTGCTTTTCCAGTATTAGAGGTTTTAAATAGTGACGGAGACACATTAGAAGACGTTACAAGCTACCCAGCAGATGGAGAGATTAATATAGCTGACACTCCTATAACCAATTCGGACGGTTCGTTCAATGCTGACGCTCCTAGTGGGGTTGAGTACACTGCACCAGACATAAATCTAACACAAGTAAACGGTACAGCCGCAGACGTTCCTTCATTGCAAGATATTGTTTGTGCTTGGAACGCTATTAGAATAAACTCTTCAGGGGGGATAACGCTTGCAACTTTATCTTCTTTTCCTGCTGGTGCTATTTACACATTAGCTGACCAGACGGTAAAGATTGCCAATTCTAACGGTACAGTTATAGAAGTGGGCATCAACTACGCCAATGACACAGATGTACTAGTGTCAGACAGCACCCTTGAAGATTCAGCAGGAACAATCTTAACGCTTCCAACGGTACGGCAGATAATCATTCCTAATACGGTGGTTACTTCTGCCAGTGTAACGGGTACATTAATGACAATCAACGTGCCAAGTGCAAGCACTCCAAGTGGTATATGTTATCAGAACACCTCTCCACTGTTTAACGTGTCTTATACAACAGGAGATTCACAGAGTGCATACGAGGCGGGGGCTTATGATAGAACACCTCCTACCTATCCTGAGTTTGCCGCTGAGTTAAACTACTTAGCAGACCAAGCAGATATAAGGGTGACACCAGCTACGGGAACAAGTGGAACTGACTTAGTAAGTCCTACGCTTTTGAAGTATAACAACGCCTTTGGGAACAAGTTAAGGTTTACAGATACAGAGGGCAACGGCTCGGATGCTACAGTAGGTTCAAACATTTGGGCACACGTAGATTGGAACGGTCACTCCTTCACAGGTGCAACAGATAATTATGTAATAGACCACTTAACGGGTTACGGTTACTCTGTGACATACCTATTGGATGGGGCTAAGTTTAATCTATCAACTGCAAACGGGCAGACTTGGGCTTTATGGATGGCTTACATTGCAGGGGTTACTTATTTAACCTACTCAGACTGGATGCCGTTAGACTTGTCAGACATGAGAAGTGCACATGGGCCTAAGTGTATGCCTCAAACTTCTTGGGCAGATGATTTCTTTAATTTTGAAAGGTCAGATAATCGAGGTTCATTCCTAACGGGTGAAAATTGCTCGTCTACTTTGTACTATCCTATCTATGACAGTGGGAATAACGACATGATTGTGGACACTAGCAAGGCGACTAGTGCAGGCTTTCAAGATGTTATTGTAAATGTGTTCATTAAACGCAAGCACTACTAAGATGAGAGTTAACATAAATTTCAACATCAAAGAATTTGAGCAAAAAGTAACCAAGGCGCAACGTTGGGGGCTGCTTGATAAGAAGGATTTAAGGCACATCCACCGTAAGGTGTCGCAGACTTATGTTTCGGTTTTGAAGGATAGGATAGGAGAGGCAAACCAAACTATAACGATGAAACGAAAAGGCACTACCACTGTCATCACGCCAGGAACACTTCGCCGTTCAATTGGTATGTGGAACAGCGGGCCAAATAGTAATGTAATACTTTCAGGTCCACGTACAAAAATGATGGGTAGAAGTGTATCGAACAGGTCAGACGGTTGGTTTGCTCAGATAGTTGAAGAGGGGTTGTTACCAAAGGAATTTGGAGGCAATAGAACAGGGAAATATACGGGGGTTTTTGAGCAGACATTAAAGGACACGACCTCACGAATGCAAAACGAGCTAAGAGCCGCACTAGCCGCAAGGCTACAAAAATACATGAGATGACGGGAGGCATAGTATTACGCACTTTGATGCTGGCGGGTGACACCGCTGCTATTACTCAAGTGATAGTGCCATACCATGCGGACCAAACAGCGGACACCACAGGGCTGGCATACATTAAGTACATGAATGAAAGCATTCAACCCCATGATACAAAGTCAGGAGCGTCAACGATAGATGAGGAGGTTTATAATTTGGTTTTGTTTTCTCAAAATCCTGACACTTTGCTATCTTTGGCAAAGGCTGTACGTGCTGACCTTGACAGGGCTACACCTCAAACATTGAACTCTGTGGCTTTTGATGGTTTGCAATATCTTGACACCAACGACATGGGTTTTGACGTGAAAACAGAACGCTATGACGTTGAGTTGAGATTCAAAATAAGAGTTAAAAGAACACCGTAAAATGAAGAAGATATGATAATCATTGTAAAAAAACAGTACGGCAAATGGACACCTGGTCAAGTGATCAGCTCCCGCGTTTCGCTGTATAACAAAATGCTGGCAGAAGGTAAGTGCTGGAACAACGAAGACGTGACTAAGTTACAAGCTCGTTGGTACGGAACACGCCCAAAGCCAAAAGGAACAATGGGCCAGTGGGCGAATGAAATACTTATTGAAAAGTATGGCACTCCGGAAGCGGAAGCACCAAAGCCCAACCCAAGAAACAAGCCTACCGAGGCAAAACCTACCGAGGCAAAGCCAACAGCAAAAGAAAAGAAACCCATTAAAAAAAGATAAATGGCACAAACAACGGGAGTAATGAACGGCACACTTATGGCCGTTTATGTATCAGAAACAGAAGGGTCGGAAGTATTAGTTGCGCACGCTACATCGTGTTCATTTGACTTCACACACGACCCACGCGACACCACGACAAAGCAGTCAGCTGGTTTTGTAGAAAAACTTGAAGGGCTTCGCTCTGGTTCACTATCATGCGAGGCGTTGTACGCTGAAGATGCCAGTGTCGGAGTTGATGAGCTTTTTGCGGCAAACAGAAACAAAATTTTTGTTGTGTTTTCACCAACTGAGAACGTTGGCGACACGCGCATAAGATTTGAGGCTCGTTTGACATCGCTTTCAATTTCCAGTGGAGTAGAAGATAACGTAAGTTATTCGGCTTCATTTGATTCAAGTGGAGTGATCACAAGAGAAGTAATTACATAAACCCATAACCATACCGAAAAATGGATTATATAAAAATCAACGGGGTACAACACCCGTACAGGCGTTCAATGAATGCTTTAAAAAAGTTCGATGCTAAATTCAAGAGTGAGGGCATAACGTCTTTTACTCCTGACAAATATGGCGTTGAACAGCTTCTTGCACTTTCCTTCTTTATTATTGAAGCGGGGTATCTCATGGAGTCGAAGCCTATGCCTTTCTCAATGGAAGAGTTAGGCGATTTAATGACTTCGGAAGATATTGAGAAATTCCAACCCGTAGTAAAGGAAGAAGTAAAAGCGGAAAAAAAAAGCACGAAGTAAAGACGGGGACACCGTTGACGTGGCAGGCACTTGAAAAGGCGGGCTTTGGGTTTCTTAAACTTACGCCCGCTGTTTTCTACTCCATCACCACTGAAGAGCTTTTGTTAATGATTCAGGGCGAAAGGGATCGCGCCGACGCTAACCTTACGTTAGCTTATGAGGTGGCAAGGTATCAGGTCCGCGTGTTGATTTCGCCACACATGAAAAAGGGAAAAACCTACAAACAAAAATTCCCCTGGGAAAAGGATAGCTTCCAAGGGTTGAGCGATGAAAACAAAAATATTGAGCTTCAAAAGACGCGTGAAGCTATTTTGAAACGTGACAAAAAGAAAGCCGTAAAATCGAGCGAATTTAAAGGATAAAACATGGCGGGTTTAGGGAATTTAGTTGCAAGGGTAGGCGCGGACATGAGTAACTGGAACCGCTCCATGTCGAAGGTCAAACGCGATGTGAACGGCATGACCTCGAATATGCAAGCGGCGGGGCGTTCCATGACAATGGCTTTCACCGCTCCAATTGCTTACCTAGCGGGAACAGGTATAAAGACCTTCGCTAATTTCGAGCAGTCA